GGTTTACAAGCGATAGGTCAAAAATCGAAAAGGGTGAAGTTGGTGCATCGGGAACAGGCAAGATAAAGGATGTGTATTTATCTCTAAAAAACCCTGCGGGATGGGATGAGTATGATAAGTATGTATTAGATGAACTTATCTCTCTTGGTTACGATGGGTTGATGCTAATAGAAGATGACCAAACAACATTTGTTGCGTTCGACCCCAAGCAAATTAAATCAACAGATAATGAGGGTACTTGGAATCCAGACGACCCAAGATTAACCAAGTCCATCTCCTTAACTAACTTCGCAATAAAAGCAGGGTACAGAGAAGACCAAGCCAGATCTAGTGAGACTGGACGGTGGACAGATAGTGGTGGGAGTGCAACCAAGAAGCCTAAGAAGGACAAGGAAAGTAGGAAACCATATAAATGGAAACCCGACGGTGAGCCACGACCCGAATCGGGACTCCCTGACCGTATGAAGGGGGATTTTAAGGGAAACAGATACAAGTTTGAGGTTGAAGACGGGAGAATTGGGGAAGTCGATATTTATGAATACGACTTAAACCCTCCCGCCGAGTTTGACAATAATCCCTTTAGGGAAGCACAACAACAAGGAAGGGTGATGGAGATGCACTTTGCTGTTGAAAGTGTAGGCGAGGGTGGTGAGATGGTGGGAGAAGATTTTGTGCCTGAGATGGAAATGAGTACCTCAATCACACGGGGCGGTGATGCGAGGAGGATTTTTTCTACGGTATTAGATGTAGCAAAAGAGTCTATAAAGAAAAACAAACCAGACATAATTCTGGTTCATGCCGAAAAGGAATACGATGCTAATTTTAGTCGTCGGCGTGGTGGATGGGTTGCAGGAAGCAGAATTAGCCTTTATGAAAAATTTATAGAACGATACATGGACAGGTTGGGTTATACTTACGATGGTCGCAGGGTGGACTTGGATAACGGCAGAGTTGTAAGGATGACTTTGACAAGAGTTGGGTTTGAGCGATACCCAAAGGGACACTTACTACACCCAGACTTTAACAAGTCCCTCTCCCTAACTAACCTTGGGTTAAAGGCAGGATACAGGGAAGACCAGACTAGATCTAGCGAAACAGGTCAGTGGACTAGCGAGGGTGGATCTACTAAGAAACCTAAGACTACCAAGTACGATCCATACAAAGAGGAGTCGATGGGGTTTGTGCGTAGCGGGTCTGCCTATGATATTACCACGGGGAAGGAGTTTGAGGTAATTAAGAATCCAACACCCCAAACCCTTAATGAATTACAATCAGACGCAACCCTTGGGATTCGTGGTTGGATAACTGGCGAGGGGGACTTGGTGGCGTGGGATGTAGTAGGTGGGCTACACTACGATGTACAAAAACTGATGGGTGAAGACTGGAAAGAATGGGGTAGTGGTTCAATCCCTATTTACTTCTCTGTACAGGATGGTTTTATTGGTGTTGTTGTTGTAACGGATAGTTCTGAGAGAACAAGGTGGCATGAAAACCCAGAAACAGCAGAGGCGATAAAAGACGCATTGCACCTTTGGACTGACCCTTCATGGGGATTAGACATAGGCTACTACAATGAGGCGATTGTCGGTGACTGGGAAGACTTGCCATCGAAGTCCATCTCTCTAACTAACTTCAAACTAAAAGCGGGGTACAGAGAAGACCAACAACGCTCAAGTGAAACAGGTCAATGGACTAGCGAGGGTGGTAGTACCAAGAAGCCCAAGACTACCAAGCCTACCGAGAGCAAAGAGTTCAAAGAATGGTTTGGTGAATCTAAACTCCTTGACCATGAAGGAAACCCTAGAATTATGCGTCATGGGTCAAACTCGACAGACTTCTCTGGGGACTTTGCGTTTGATCCCAAGGCGATAGGTAGTGGACATGACGAGGGCTATTATGGGAGGGGCTATTACTTTGTTTGGGGTCGCGGTGAAGCGTCATACTATGGAAAGAATGTTGGTAACTTCTATCTCAAGATGGAAAACCCTTATGAACTTGGGTCTGGTGGTGGAACAATCCAAGATAGTTTTCTCCACTGGACGGAAAAATTTGAGAAGTTGGATGAACCAAACCTGTTTAGTGATAAGGCTAGAAAGACACTCAGCGTTCATAACGAGTTGATGTCGTACATGGACGAGAACGCTACCATAAGCGAGATGAATAAAGGGGGGTTTGTTGTAGAGGTGGATCATCCAACTTTCGGCAAAGAGTCTAGTTGGGGGCAACAAAAATGGATAGATGGCAAGTTGGAAAGTGTTGGACACCCAACAGTTAAAGAAGCAAAACTTCATGTTGCAAATAGATATATTAAAGATTTGGGGTGGAAGTCGCAATCAGAACGCGATGATGGTAGTGGTCTTGCATTCCCCAAACTCGCTAAGTATGAGGGTGTTGAGTATCAATCCCTAACTGACTATATGAGAACAGCCGAACACCCTACCAAGTTCGATATTGATGTCCCCAGAACGCACAGTATGGCGAGTCAACTGACACATACACTAAAAGAACGGGGATACGATGGAATAATTGTAGGTGATCTTGATTGGACTGACCGTGGTGGCAAAGAACCCATGTCTCACTATGACGAGGTTGTTGTGTTCGATCCATCGCAAATAAAATCAGCAGACAATAATGAGGGCAGTTTCGATCCAAATGACCCACGGGTAAACAAGTCACTCACACTAACTAACTTCAAACTAAAAGCAGGATACAGAGAAGATCAAGCCAGATCTAGTGAGACTGGACGGTGGACAGGTGGCGGGGGGACTTCTGCTCCAACAAAAGAATCTAAAATAGACAAGTTAAAAAAACTCGTTGACACTGAGTTAGAGGGTTCTGTATACCAACAAGGTACCACACCAGAGTATGAGAACGAGCGAGGTATTTTCATTAAGGAAGACATAGACGAATTAAGTGATCTGAATAAGAAAAACTTTGGGTGGGGTACGAGAAATAATGAGATACAGGGATACTTGGACTCATACGACAAACAAATACCACTGTGGATGAGCATGACAGAAGATGAGATGGGTGCAATGAAGTCTTATTCTCAGGAGGCGTTTAAGGCTATGTCGGACGCTCTTGTGGGTGAGGGGTCTGGAGAAACATCAATATACTATGCACTAAAGGCGAAAGACCTTCATGCTGTTATTTCACGCGCACCGAAAGTAGACGCAACACTTTACTCTGGAGTTAATCCTGAACACTACTCTTCCGAAACTTTGTATCAAGAGGTGGACAGTATGTGGAACTCAATGATTCCTGAGGGTTCTCAGGGAACAGCAGAACAACAGGTTGAGGTGACGAAGTTTGTGGCAAGTCAAATTGAAAATCATTTTCGCTCTAAAGGCTTCGACTCTTTGATGCACAGACCAAAAAGGTTTTTTAGTATGACCACAAGTCAAGGGTTCGCAAAAGTCTGGAGTGCAGGAAGTACCACTCAAAACCAAATAGGGACAGGAAGACTCCCAGACACAGTTATTAGAATCAAGAAGGGTGTTAATCGAGGTCTTGTCACTCGACCATTTATGGAAATAAAAAGCGAGTTTGAAGTGATTGGTGGTGCGTATCAAACAAGGTTGGTTTTTAAGGGTGTTGAGATTGATGAATCCAGTAACACCATATACATAGATATGTATGACATGGACAAAGAGATGGGGAGTATGTAATGGATAATGGTTTAAGATTTCTAATGACACCTGAAATTTTAGGTGAACCCATGCCTACTGAAACTCTCTCGGCTAAGTCTCTATCTCTAACTAACTTCAAACTAAAAGCGGGGTACAGAGAAGACCAAGCAAGATCTAGTGAGACAGGTCAATGGACAGATAGTGGTGGATCTGCAACCAAGAAGCCTAAGAAGGACAAGAAGACTTCTTGGGTAAAACAAAACAATCCTGTAAGGACTTATGACAATCGTTATGAGGTGTGGCTACCAGACGAGTATTTTGGCTACGATTGGAAAATAAAAGACGGTACGCCAATGTTTGTTTCAAGTGTTGACGCACATCGGTATATGGAGCAACAACAAATTGATCCTCTTGGAGAGTTTGAGGAGTTCCCAGACCCTACGAAGGTCTATGTTGATGAAGAATATCTTGAGGAGGCTTCTGCGCGTGGAGACGAAAACCCCATAACAAAGACACATGATAGAAACAACAAACCTGAGATCAGACATAGACCACCAACACTAACTGACGCTGTTGAGACTGCCGTAGCAAAAGCAAAACAAAAACTTAGGGCGAAGCAACAGAGAACCCCTGAGTTCAAGAAGTGGTTTAATGGCTCAAGAGCAGTTGACGACAGAGGTGTGCCACTTGTCTTGTATCATGGCAGCGACCAAACATTTGCAGAGTTTGATGCAAGTAAGATAGGGCAAAGGACTGAAGTAGATGGTCACAAATACGCTCTTGGGTTTCATTTTACAACAAGCCGAGACGAGGCGGGAGGGATATACTACAACGAAAAAGAGACGGGGAATAGGGTGTACGAGGTCTACACATCAATCAAAAATCCATTTGTTATAGATACCGAGGACGATCCGAGTACCTATGTAGACAACCCACAAAACAAGACAAAGATAATGAGGGAGTTTGTTGCTGCAAAGAAGCGGGGCAAGCCATACGACTCTATCATGGTTCGCGGAAGAAACCCGTACCATGAATGGCAGCCAGATTCTTCGGAGAAGATTACTCATGTCATCGCATTAGACCCAACACAAATAAAATCTGCAATACATAATCAGGGTACTTGGAATCCAGATGATCCCAGAATAACTAAGTCTATATCCCTAACTCAACTCAAGTTAAAAGCAGGATACAGGGAAGATCAACAGCGTAGTTCAGAAACTGGTCAATGGACTAGCGAGGGTGGTAGTACCAAGAAGCCTAAGAAGCCCAAGAAGGAAACACGCAGGACTCTGGAGGAGGAGATCCACGCTAGGGGTGGGGAAATGGATGAGGACTTTAATTATACTGGTGAGGACGCTGTTGATGATGACGTTGCGAGAAATCTTAGGGAGTGGGAGAACCCAGACTCGGATCGCGGAGACGAATTTTACAAGGGTTCTACTTCTAATCAAAAATACAACGACAACATCTATGACAGACAGCGAGACTATATGTTGGGTCTTATAAAATGGCAACATCTCCACGTGGGTTACTACACAGGCGATTCTTATATTGGGTTTAGCAACGCAACAACCGATCCACTGTTTTGGGAGTGGCAGGGGGGTGATGAGTCGGCTTATGATAAAATACCCGAAGGTCAGCAATTTAATTATACGGGCGCACAGGTGTTAAGGAACATGATTGAGAAGTCCCCAGACATATCCGAGGACACGGTTCTCTACTCAGGCACAGGTGCAGAACACTTCTTGGGTGATTTTTCAGCACTAGAGGTGAAGACGGAATACGGGAAAATGCTAGAAGAAGAGTATCAAAAAATTGGAGTAGACTTTGAGGAAGCCGTAGATCGTATAAGTACAAAGAAGCAGTTTGGCGAACAAGGTTATGTAGAGGCAAAAAGAGCAAGTAACCTTATGGGACATCGAGTTGCTGCTGAGATAAGTAAGAATATGAAATACAAGGGTGAGTTGTCGCCAAAGAGGTTTTTGTCTACAAGCGTTGACTTTAGACAGGCTTCATATTTTTCTGAGTTGGGTAATGTCGAACATGATGCCATGTACTCAACTGAAACTCGTTATGGTTCGGGGGAGGGGCTTGTCCCCATAGTTGTTGCTAGATACAAAGGGCTAAAGAAGGGACTAGGTATTGCTCCACTAACAGCAACGAGTAGGCACGTTAGTGAACTTGAGGTTCTCATTGGCGGTGGTACAAACAAGATGAAGTTTGTCGGTGCATCGTATGAAGAGGAGAAGTTTACATTGCGTGGGAAAACCAACCACGGAGTTGTCTATGTAGACTTTGAGGGGGTAGAATGACCGAGGTTAAAAGCAGATTTGTGTTGACAAGAGAGTGGCTTGACTCGGGTATAGAAAAACCCCTCTCGGCTAAGTCACTCTGGTTAGAGAACAAGAATTGTCATTGTCACGGTGTGAAGGCTATCTCGCTAGATGGCTCCATTGACGCAACATTCCCACACGAAAACTTTATCACACAGATTGTCCAAGAGATCATAAAGGGTGTAGTAGACAAGGTGTCTAAAACAAATGTAGTTAGCCCAGAACAGATCCTACAGGAGTTTTCTGTAGAAGAGATAACTAGAATAATTCAACCCACTGTAATGAAGTGGATGGACATAGCGATCACCGAGGGTGGGACAACTTCACTAGAGTCGTTAGGGCTTACAGGTGTTGATGCTACGTTTGGATCTCAGATTCCCGAGATCGCAAGTTTTGTAGATCAATATGCTGCAAGGCTGACTACAAATGTTGGAACCCTTATGGAATTTGACCTAAAGGAAATTGTCCAAGAAGGTATAGCAAACGGGGACTCCCTGCATGAACTGACGTATAGAACACAGTTGTGGGCGGGAGAGTTAGTTGCTGATCCAGAATCCTCTGCTATCGCTCGACAGGTTGGGGTTGTGAGAACAATTCCACACAGGGCAGAGTTGATAGCACGAACTGAAATGAACAGGGCGTACAACGCGGGTAGGCGAATGTCTTGGTCTACTGTTCCAGATGTCGTCGTTGGAAAGTATTGGGGCGTGTCAACTAAGCCGTGTGAGTTTTGCGCTGCTGCGGGGGCAGCAAGTGATCCTACAATCACAGGTCGGGTAGTACCATTAGATGAACCCTTCTTTCCGTTGGGACATCCTCTTGTTGGTACAAGTGGTGGAACGATGATTCTCAACTATGAAGAGATCCAGAGACCACCACTACATCCTAATTGTCGTTGTAGCCTGATGCCTGTAACTAGAAGTGAATTAAAAAATATGGGGCTAAGTGAGGCTGATATAAAGCGAGATACAAATGAAAACTAAAACAGCAAAAGACTTTGGGTTGAAAGATGGTATGGCTCTGGGGTACAAGACGTTTGGAGTAGATGAGATGGAGGTCTCAATACCTGAACGTAGTTGTCTAGCCACGATCTCCACTCTAAGCGTGGACGAAGAGGGCGAGTCAGTCCTTCCAGATGGGATCCAATTAGACCGTTTCTTGAAAACTTCTACCGTTTTTTACAATCATGATTATGCGGATCCAATCGCTACGTGTAAGTGGGTAAAAAGAACCCCCAAGGGTCTCGAGGCGTTGACCATATTCCCAGAGCGACCCGAAGGGCATGAGGGCGAGTGGAGACCTGACACCATCCTTGGACTCGTCGCGTGTGACCCACCGATCATTCGTGGTACAAGTATCGGCTTCGGTTATATCGAAACCCGAACCCCTACGCAAAAGGATCGAGATACGTTCCCCAATACAGGGAATAAGTTAGAACGAGTGGTTTCTAAGTCACGCCTTTTAGAGTATTCGATGACAGGTCTGCCAATGAACGAAGATTGTCTAATTACTGCTGTACGAAAAGGGATCTTGACGGAGGACTTTCGGTTAAATGTAGATACTAGGGATACCCCTACACTTAATCTCAACGTCGCTCGTCGAGTCTTGCCCATCGCGCAGCCCACCATGTCAATCAGGGCTTCAAAAACCCTTTCGGAAATGGTGGAGGACGAACTTGACATTCTCAAAGGTAGGGTGTATTCTTAACTATATCTGTTTAGCGTCTGACGCTAACCACCTTGAGCCGAATGCGTAAGCGAGTCGGAAAGACGGTTGAAGTCTGTGTCGCGGTTTAATTTTAATCGTAATACTATTCTACTTAGTAGAAGGTGGTCAATATGAAAATAACAAAAAAGAGTCTGATCGCACAGGTCAAAGGACTCACAAAACAACAATGTAAACAATTGGGTGTGGATAATCCATTCCCCGCAGACGCTCCTGAAGAGGGTGCTGAAGCGAAGGCTGCTCTTGAAGCATGGCTTGATGGTGGAGTCCTCACAGATGAAGAGGGTAATCCAATCGACCTAGAATCTATGTTTGGTGACTCAGATAGTTTTGAGTTGACAATCAACCGAGCAGCAGACGAAGAGATCCCAATTGGTGATGCAATAGACTCAACAGTAGATGCTGTCAGGGGTATTGTTCGTCAACAAGTTAGTGGTCAAAAATCTGTAGGAAACAAGACTATGACACGGGTAACAAGCGGAAATCTGCGAAAGCGTACAAAGAACTTTGAATCGGATGAGGCACAATATCGCTCAGGCAAATGGTTGGCAGCAACTATCTGGGACATTCCTTCGGCACAAAAATGGTGTGACAATAACTCTATGCCTTGGGGTACGAAATCTCACGTTGGATCTACTGATAGTGTTGGTGGTTATACGGTTCCAGATTTGATGTCTGATGCCGTTCTCTGGGTAAGAGACCTCTACGGTATTACACCAAGAATCGCTCGACACATGACGATGGATTCTGACACACTGGATGTTCCAAAGCGTGACGCAGGACTCACTGTTTATTATCCCAATCAATCTAGTGCTATCACTGAAAGCACTAAGACATTTGGTACTGAACAACTCGTTGCTGCTAAACGTGCAGTTCTATGTGCGTACAGTTCTGAAATGGGTGAAGACTCAGTAATCTCAATCGCGGATGATCTTGCCGAGGAAATCGGGATGGCTCTAGGTTTGAGAATGGACACGGAAATGTGGTCGGGTGATGGAACCAGTGCGTATGGTGACGTTACGGGACTCAAAGACTCTATGGGTAGCGCGGGTCAAGTAGTAGGTTCTGGCGACACTTGGAGCGATCTTACACTCGCAGACTTCAACAAGATGGTTGGGGCTTTGCCAGAGAAGCATCATCCAAATGCTGTATGGATTTGTTCACGTGCCTTCTTTGGAACTGTTATTCAGAAACTCGTATACGCGGCGGGTGGTAACACTGTTGATATAATCCAAGGTGGAAGTTCACAGCAACTCTTTGGTTATCCAATCGAATTTACTGACGCATTGCCAACAACAACTGCGACTGGTGCTAATAACTGCGTCTTTGGTAACTTCAATAACGCCTTGTTGATGGGCGATAAGCGTTCTGTTGAAATCTCAACCTCAGAGCATTACTCTTTCAACTTGGATGAAATTACAATTCGCGGTACATCTCGTTACGACCTAAGCGTCGTTGATGGTGGTACTGGAGGTGTTATTGGTGCATACGTAGGGCTAATGACCACAGGTTAATAAGTGGTTGTTTAGGAAGTTTATTTTCGGTGTGATGGGGGGAGACCCTCATCACACCTTTATGCAAGAATTGATACGGGTAAAGTACGTAGAAGATAGCGACGGATTTGTAGCGGGTACAACTGTTACGATGAAGAAATCTAAGGCTGATATGTTGATTAGCCGAGGTATAGTAAAGATGATCGACCCACCTAGCAGCATCACTAATAAGTCGTTTGCTGATAAGCAGGACTTAATTAAGAGGGTATAGCAGCATGGCTGTAGATAGTTACGCCTTAACGTCAAGGGAAAATTTCAAGACTTACGCGGGGATCACCACAACGGATGATGACACGCTCATTGACTCGATCATAGATCGTGCCAGTGATAGGATTGAAACATTCTGTAACAGAAAGTTTATGACTAGAGATTTTTCAGAGACCTATGATGGTGGTGCTGAAACTGTGCAACTTCGTAATTATCCCGTAACCTCAGTGGAAATTATATCTTATGGTAAAACGGCTGCTATCACCGTTAGTTCTGCAACTTCTACAGATCTACGGGCTACGGTTGAGGTGCAGGATGACAGACTTATACTGTCACGATTCGACGAGGACGGAGCAGAGACATCTACAGCACTTACATACGCCTCATACGCGACCACAGCGTCGCTCACAACGGCGATAGATGGGACAACTGGATGGAATGCTACGAAGGTCAAAGACGTTCTCTCAATAGATCTGGTTAGGTCTGGCGGGGTGTCAGTTTTGGACAACAGTGGGTCGCTATATTTTTTAGATCCACTTGATTCGGAGTATGGTGTTGCTGAGGATACTGGGATTGTGTCTCTGATGGTAAGTTCAGTTGATTGGCGGTGGGGGGATTTTCCACGCTCATCACCGAAGTTTTCAAATGGTAAGGATAATGTCTGGGTCAAGTACACGGCGGGTTACTCATCTATTCCAGATGACTTAGAACAGATCTGTTTAGAGGTAGCCCACAAGATGTATCACGCGAGGAAGCACGATCCAAGTGTCGCCAGTGAAAGCCTTGGTGGTTATTCTTATTCAAAGAGTTCGGTGTCTGCAATTCCTGATGAGACAAAAGAGGCTTTGATTTTATGGAAGAGTTATTATTAAATGACGGTAACAAGTATGATCTCAAGGCTCGGGAAAACCGTAACAATCAAGCGGAAGGCTGTTACCTTTGATGACTGTGGCTCGTACATAGACACGTTCTCAAGTCACTTAACTAGCGTGAAGGCTGCAATTTTTCCTATCTCCCAATCAGACATCATGGAGTCGGGTAGGGATCATACCGTGGGCATGGCAACAGTCTACGTAACGATGGGTCAGGATATAGTCGTGGGTGATGAACTTGAATGGGTCGATGGATCAACAACTCGTTCATACCAAATTACTGGTGTTACAACTATGGCAGAATTAGCGGTAAGCGACCACATGGCGGGGATGGTTCTTAGTTGTGAGGAGCAGGGATGAGTAGCCTAGAAACATATACCTCTGTAAATTGGGAGGGGGAAAAACTCAAACAGGCTGTCCAGAAAGCGGTTTCTGCCACAGTCACAGAGTCTGCATTGAAACTCCAAAAGAAGATACATCAAAAATTATCGAAGAAAGATAACTCAGGTGGTATGAATCCCGCGAAGTCGGGTAGTCCACCCGCCATGATTACTGGTGCGCTGAGAAACTCTTGGAATGTAGACCTATCGAGAATTAGATCAGAAAATCCAACAGCAGTAGTATCTAGCAATCTCAGGTACGCAGCGATACTGGAATATGGATCTCAAAAGTTTGGTCGAATAACACCTAAGTCAAAGAAGTTTCTGACGATCCCACTCAACGAGGACGCTGTAAGAATGCGTCGAAGGAATAAAGATCTGCGACAAGTAGATGGATTATTTATCCTCCCTCTCGCGGGGCAGAGAGTAAAGGGGGGCAAGCGTAAAGGTAAGAGGTTCAAGGGTAAGCGAGGACGCGACACACTAATACTCGCTATGGATCTCGGGAACGGCAAAATTAGAGCCATGTTTGCATTAGTCAAATCCGTATACATCAATAAACACCCATACATACGACCAAGCCTAGAGTCTGTAGAAAAAAAAATAAACAAAAAAATGGGCAAATTAGTGGCTGCTGCAATTAAGTTTGAGTTGGGTGGTCTATGAGCCAGAAACTCATAAATGCGTTGTATACCAAGTTGACCTTAGACCAAACGTCTGGGAGTCTTTATGATGATTTGGGGGGCAGGGTCTACTTCGGGAAAGCCCCAGATAATTCAAGCCTACCACTTCTCATATTCGATCTTATTACAAGCGATGTTCAAAACAGTTTCGGGGGGTCGAGGGTCGATACAGCCAGATTCCAAATTGATCTATATGGATCTATTAAACTTGGTGCGGTAGCAATTGGCAACATAGAGACCAAGTTGTTCTCTTTAATAGATTCAGTTACAATAACAGCGACAGACTATGACAACGTGTCGGTAGCCTGTGCGAGTAGAAGTCAAAGATCTATGGGCGATGAAGCACACCGCATAGTATCTGAGTATGAGTTAATCGGGAGTGCTTCGTAAAAAAGGTAGGATAAGAAAATGGCAATTACAGGAAAAGATGGTACAGTTACGTGGGCTTCGGGGGATGGGTTTGTAAGTGGGGCAATAGACATAAACGCTTGGTCTCTCAATATAACTCAAGAGGTAATAAACTCCTCTGCTTTTGGTGATTCATATACAATGTCACCCACCTTCATGGGTGGACAGGTTGGGGCAACGGGAAGTATCTCTGGTCTAGCGACAGATGGAGGGGTGGCTTTTGATCCTGCCTCTATCACAGGAACTCTTGCGCAGATGGTTCTCTTGACAAACGCTACAGATAAATATACTTTCGACGCGGTACTCAGTGGATGTACCACCAGTGTAAATCGCAATGGCGAAGCAACTGTGTCCATAAACTTCACAGCAAGCGGTCAAATCACAGCAGCATCGGGATAATAAATGAGCAAAAAAAATAAAGCCAAAACGGTGACAATACCACTAAAGGGCGGGTCTCAAAAAGTTCCAAGGCTGACACCTCGTCACATGATTACACTCGGTGACAAGATCTACGATGAACAAAGATCCCAACTCCTCAAAGACCTTGAGGATGCGGGGTGTTGTTCTTCGGAGCGTCGTGACTCACTATCGACCATGAAACGTGGAGTTGTTGGATCATTACTGGATTATGTCTGGACGATGCGCGGAGCATTAGAGGTTATCTCAGTTGCAATTGATAAAGACACTGATGATGTCTCTGAGGAGATCGAGGCTACGTTTGACGAGATTATTGGTTTGGCTGTAGATCTTCTAGGATATAAGGTGGAAACAACAGAGGGTGCTGAAGACAGCAACGACGCTAAAAAAAAGTAGAGAATCAAACCCAAGAGGAGCCTAAGAACTGGATGAGGCAAGTAGCGTTAATAAGCCATTTTTTCCCAAGCGTTGGTCATCCTCTGGATCTCCCAATTGATGAGTGGAATACATTGTCCTATGAACTCAAATATATCATCCCGATCTCGACTGGTAATTTTACTCAAGAGCAATCTACAGAGATGTCGGCTGACAGCGCGGGGTGGAATGGTAGTTGGACATGAGTGACGAACGAGTAGGATCTGTATACGTAAATATATCTGCAAGGCTTGATGACTTTCGTAAGGGTCTCGATGAGGCTAAGACCAAACTTGACAGGTTTCAGAAACAGACTCACCAAAACTTTCAACGTATGGCGGGGGGAAGTAAACAGTCTTCGATAAATTTATCGAAGATGGTTGTACAAGCAGGGAAACTCGCTGTGGGTTTGCGGTTCGTCAATAATGCTCTTGACGCTATTGCAAAAAATCAACTTGTGGTTGGAGATGGCTTTGATGCGTGGGAAGAAAAAGTCTTAAACACAGTTAGGATTATCCCAATTCTGGGAGATATGTATGCGAATATGTACGAGAAGGCTAAGGCTATTAGTCCGTTCAATTCACAAAACATTTTACAGCAGAAACGAGACCAAGAGCGTTTTAGGAAAGAGGTATCTGAGGCTAGGTTGAGAGACCAAAACGAACTGATTGTAAAGGAAACCGAGGCACTTCAAAAAAATATAAAAACCAGTACAGTTAGGATGAAGTTTGAGACAGATGTGTCTCTGAGGGGGGAGGACGCATTAGATTCCAAGAGGGCGTTGGTAGGGCTAGACCGAGACAAAGAACTAAGCAAGATAGAGGAGTTGAAAAAGTCTTTGTACAAAGGGTTTAAGGCTACCTTGTTTTTAGATACAAGAGATGCTGATAAGGCTATCGCGGAAATTGAGCAAACAATATCTGATGCCACTGACGCAGTAAACAAAAAACACGAAGAGCGTCTAAACCTTCTTGATCGAGAGAAGGATCTTCGGCTGCATAATATAGCCCTCAGCGAAAGGCTCAAGGGTGTTGAAATGGAGCGAGGTGCATTGCAGCGAAGACAACAACTCAACTATGTAAGATCTCTGGAGTTCAAAGCCCAGACACAGGCGAGTGCGAGAGGTGAAGATGTCAGAACTCCTGACGTAATACACAAAGAGAAAAAAACACGTGTAGACGAAGATATAGCGAGTAGAAGATTGGAAGTTGAAAAAAGACTCATACAAGCCAATGCTGATCTGGAGTTAGAAGTTGATACAGAGACTAAGAAAAAACTGCAACAAAACGCTAAGGATTTTGGCGCAAAAACATTTACCGAAACTGAAAAACAAGCGAATGAGAATAAGCGAAGACGTATTTTGGAGCGCGCGGAGGAAAGGAAGTTAAAATCGGATCAGAATGTCGCTGCCGAGACCGCTAATAGAAAATTATCATTGAAGCGATCTTATCAAGGGGCAAAGCCCGAGACATACCAGAGACAAAGACAGGAGGCAGATAGGGCATCTATCATCGACGAAGCAAATAAAAAGAAGTTAGAGTTGAATAAAGAGATCGCTGCCAAGGTCGATGCAGAACTAAGGGAAATTAAACCCGAAGAACTGACTCAACAGATTCAACAAATCATTTCGAGTGCTGACCCGCAAGCACCCGAAGAACTAACTCAACAGATCACACAAACACTTGATGAGGCAGGGATCCAAACACCTGAAGACATGACCCAACAGATCACACAGGTTTTGTCTGAGGCAGGGATCCAAACACCTGAAGACATGATTCAAGAGATTCAACAGGTTATTGTTGAAGGAGAATATGCAACACCCGAAGAACTGACTCAACAGATTCAACAAGAAAGGGAAAGGGTCATTGTAGACAAGGGAGAAGAGGAGCAAAGGTTGGGTAGAGAAAAGATTGACGCTGAACTCGCTGCACAACTAAAAGCGTTTGACGAAAAAAACACCCACATGACCCGAAGCGAACAGCAAGCGCAGGACTTGGAGCGAGTGGAAAACAGGGGCGAGTGGGAGAAGCAAGAGGGGAGAGATGAGGTTGATCGTCAGACTGAGGCAGAATTAAAAGCCCTAGATGAACAAATCGGAGGTCAAACCCCGATTCAAAGACAACGGCAAGAGGCAATGAGAAATCAGATCATCGAAGAGGGTGAACTTAAAGCAAAAACGGGTAATGTAACAATACGGAATCTGCATGAAGAATTAGATTTACTAGAAAGGGAGCGTGTAGCGAAACTAAGTATCATTGACTCTGATAGGAAAGATTATGAGAGAAAGCAAGGGCAAAGTCTTGATACAAGGCTCAAACACCAGAGTCTGTCTGGCGATGACCAAAAACTAGAGTTAGCATTCTCTCAACTCCAAGAAAGGTTCAAGTCGGAACTAGAGCGTATGGGCGGTCTTAGTATGACGGACGAAAACGCTGACAAACTAAAACTGTTTTATGAGCGCGAGGGTGAGAAACTTGCCAAGTCTGCTAAACCACAGGCAATGGCGGGTCACGTTCAATCTGGTCTAGGTTCTTTCCAAGTAGGTGTTGATCCCGTTGCAACAAAAACCTCTGAAAGCGTGGCTTCATTGCTCGAGGCGTTCAAAACTTTTGTGATAGATGCGTCGTCTGAAGGAATAAAAATAGCAAACGAAAGTTTTGAGGAGGGCTGATGGGTCTCATATTCCATGAACTAATTGATTCCGCAACAGCCTCAACTAAAAGCGATGGCGTGGGTGGTCTGGCGTGGACAAGGAAGAGGAAGTTTCGTGTCCACAATGATGGCGCACCCACAGTTGGCACAAACCCAGAGGCTGTCAGTGCTGTGGGGATTGTTCAGGGCGAGTCACATCCAGACGATGGTTTTTGTTTGGCAAGAACCGTAACTGTTACCCCAGTTGCAAAGTCAGCAGGAGCAGTCGATGTCACTTGGATATACGTTTCCAACACTTTTGGCTCGGGTCACGATCCTAATGAGCAGACCCCAGAGGGTGGCATACTAAACGTGTCAGTCTCAACCGTAGCCCTAGTTAGGTGGAGGGTAAATCCTGTAATGCCACTTAAAGGTAATGTGCCAACAATGTTGGGGACTGATGATATTGCGGGTACACCTGTCGATAAAAAGGGCGTGGGATTCACGGTTGTACACGCTATTAGTAACATGAGTGTGACTATTGATACACTTGGCTTTCCAGACACACAGACGATTACAGATTTGGTAGGTACTAGAAACTCAGACAGATTTGTCGGTACAAACGCGGGTACTCTTTTATACACAGGTGCGGGAAGTATTACAAGAAAACAGTCAGGAGTGTGGACTACAGTACATACGTTTTTGTGGGACGAAGATTACCACCTAAGACAATTCCCAGATCGAGACCATGACAGGAGACCAAAGCAAGGTACAACTACAGATGGAATTTATGAGTCCCACGCCTACAAGGTTTTCTGGGTTCAGCCACATCCCAAACTAAGATCTTTTAATGGTCTCAACATAAGTATCAATTTATAGTGTCGTTGTACCCCATTATCAAAAGCGGGATGGGTGCATTAACGCCTAGTCTGTTTAAGCGTTTGATGCAAATGTTACAGAATTATGAGTCGCTAAAAAACACTGAGCAAGACCCCAACCAGATAGCCCTCTCGGTGGCAGATTTGCAGAATCGGGTAATGGAACTTGAGACCGAGAAACATTGGTTCTTTGCAAAACTACTTAGAGCGCATATCCTCGATGAGTCACTCCAGAATCACAACCAGTACGAGTACGCCTTCGTAAAAGTCAGGGCAAAAACTGGAGATCCAGAATGTTGTGCAGCGTGTCTTGAGACTAGAGATCCTGCAGAGGGCTGTTGCCTAAGCAACTGTAACGCTACCCAAGCACTACAAGGTCACTTCCAGTGGGAAGAGGATTTGAGTGTGTCTTCGTGGGGGTCAGAGGCTCCAGAGGTTTGGTCAACTGCGGGTGGTGACGATCCTGATGACCCACTGTGCAGACCGTGTATCCAAGGCGAAAACCACCCATGCAATACTGAGCCATACACAAACTCAGCGATAAATTTGACAGAGCAATTTCATACAGCCAATAATACTTTTTCAACAGATGAAACAGATGGCAT